GGTCTGGTGGGCCGTGGCCTTTTCCTCAGCCATTTTCTTGAGCGCGTCGGCCGAGTCCTTGGTGTTCTTCTCGACCTCCGCGAGCCGTTCGAGTTCCAGTTCGCGCTCGGCGACCACCTTCTCGACATCGAGGCGGGTGAATGATTTGCCGTCCTTGGTGAACTCCGTCGGATGGCCGAAATCGTCCACGTTCTTCGTGTTGTAGCCCATCTGCCAGGCCTTGGCCTCGGTATCCCCGGCCTTGAACTGCGCGAGGGCCGCCGCCGCCGTCAGCAGGACCACGCCGGTGCCGACCAGGGCGGGTGGCGAGATGAGCGCGGGAGCAAGGTCGGGGAGCGCCGACGCCGCCCTGGGCGCGGCCTTCGACAGCAGCCCGCCCAGCGTCACGATCTCCCGCATGCTGCGGATCACGGAGGCGACCTTGCCGGCGGCCCAGATGCCGAAGAACACCTCCATCACGGTGCCCCAATGCTCGAACGACGACGCCACTTTGTAGACCTCGGTCGCGGCCGTCCCGGCTGCTTTCGCGAACGCGGTGGCATCGGTGATCATCTTCTCGAAACGGCCAGAGTTGACGAATTTCTCGACGTCGGTGGCGATCTGCACGATCGCGCCGCCAATGGCCTTGGCCCAGGTCTCGATGGTGTTGTCGCCCTTGTGCAGATTGAGCCAGTTCTGGATTTTGCCGACCACGATATCGATGGACGGCGCCAGCGCCTCCATGAACGCCTTTCGCATTCCCTCGATGGTCTGTTTGGCGAGGTCGAGGTCTTGCACCAGCTTCTGGCTTTGCAGCCCTTCGCCCTCTTTGGTGTAGTTGCCGGTGCCGCGCTGCAGTTCCAGTTGATGTTGGATTTCCGCCGGGCCGCGCGCGATCATCGGCGCGATTTCTTCCATCCCGGCGCCGCGCAACCGCTCGGTGATTTCCGGCTGCTTCATGCCGCGCCGCTGCGCCGACTGCGCGATCTCCATCATGATCGCGAAGGGGTCTTTCTTGCCGCCCTTCTCGTCATTGATATTGACGCCGAACAATTCCAGCAGCGAGTTTTTGGTCTGGCTGTTGCCGGTGAGTTTAAGTTCTTCGAACGCGCGCTGGATCGCGCCGACGCTGTGCGACACGCCCTCCGCCGTGGTGCCCATCCGCGCGGCCATGCCCATCCACAGCGACAGCGCCTCGACGTTCACATTCATCGACGCCGCCAACTGGACCATCTGCGTGTTGGTCTTGGCCACGTTCATGAACAGCCGTTCCATCGCCGAGACGGACATCGCGATGCCCATCATCGACAGCAGTTCGACACCGACGCGCCGGATCGAACTGGCGACCTTGTCGTAGCCCTCCTCGGCCATGCGCGTGGTGGCGCGCATGGTCTCGGCGGTCTTCTTGGAGGCGTCCTCTTGCTCCTTGCCGCCCCGCCGCGCCGCCGTCCCCTGCGCGTCGGCGGCTTCCTGGGCCGCCTGGGTCGCCTCGCTCGCCGCCTCCCGCTGCACGCGCGCGGTGTTCTGGGCCGTGGCCTTGGTCGACTGCTCGATCTTGTCCAGGTTCGCCAGCATCTTCGCCAGCAGGCTATCGGAGGCCGTCTGCGCGTCGGCCGCGCCCTTCTGGAAACCGCCCGGTTCCAGGGTCAGCGTCATCGCCAGTTCGTCAATGATCGTGGGCATCGCGGCCCCCTTAAATCATGAGGTCGGGATCAGGTTCATCGGTTGCCCGGACGCGCCGAACGTGGCGTGCCACTGACCGCCCGGTGACTCCGACTCCAGCGAATACGAGTAGCCGTAAATGTAGAAAAGCTTTTGTTCCATGTTCCAGAGATGGCTTTGCACCACGATCTTGATGCCGAGCTTGAGCGGGCGGAACAGGGTCGTGACCATGATGCCGCGACTATCGAAGATCGGATAGGTCTTCATGCCGCTGGTGGGCGAGATCAGCGGCACCTCGCCGGTATCGCGGGACCGGCCGCGCGGCCAGATCGCCAGCACGCCGTTCTCGTTGGTGAAGTTGATGCCGGCATGCTCGGCGATCCGCCGCGCCTGCTGCATCGCGGTGCCGGGGTAGTAAATGTCGCGCAGCTTCGCCACGACGCCGTGGTTCTCGAACGTCAGCTTCATCTGTCCGGCGAGTTGTTTCATGATCGTCGCGACGTCGACGCCCCCGGCGACCGAGATCGGCGGCGCCGGTTTCATCTCGTCGTAGGCCCCGGCGAACGCCTCCACCATCAGCGCGACGTCGGGCTGGCTTTCGCCGTCGAAATAACAGTTGACCAGCACGCCCTTGAAGATCCGCGTCATGCCGGCGAGGTCGTCGCCCGCGTTGACCTCGATGGTGTGATTGAGCACGGCGGGATATTGCAGCCCGCGCGTGGTGAGCGCGATCATGTCCTTGAACGGCATCCCGTAGACGCGCACCGAGCATGTCGTCTTGGCCCCGGCCGCGGCGTGGGAAATCGTCACCGAGCAGCGATGGCCGGTCAGGCGCAGCGTGTTGGCGCCGTTGGCGAAGGTCGCCGGCTTGCCGGTGGACTCCGGCCTCCCGCCGACCAGGATCACCTCGGTGCCGAGTTGGAACGTGAGGTCGATCCGGCGGCGGATATAGGGCGTCGCGCCGCCCTGCCCGGCGGGCGTGGGCGCGGGCGTGGGCGCGGGCGAGGTCGGGCCAGGGGGGGCGGTGGTCGCGGCGCTCACGGCTACTGTGGCACGCCCGAGAGCCCGCCACCGGGCTGGACATCCTTGTGCCGGTGGGTGTCGTCGATGCTGTGGCCGTTGCTGGTCACCGTGCCGCCGCTCTGCTGGACGTTGCCCACCAGCTTGATGTTCGGCGCGCTGATGGTGACCGTCCCCGGCGAGTGCAGCACGATCCCATCGTCGGTGAACTGCACGTACTGGCCGGGCGCGGCCGTGGCCATGACGGTGCCGACATAGAGCGCGTCGGCGTAGTCGTGCCGGCGGTGCGAACCGGGCGCGGAGGCGGCGCCGCCATTGGCCTTGACCGCCGAGATATCGCGCGAGGCGCAGACGATCACGCCGACGTCGTTCACCTTCGGGTCCATGATGATCCCGTGCCCGCCGTTCTGCATCCGGTGGTATGGCACGTTGAAGATCGTTCCGTGCGGGTGGACGTTCCCCAGCCCGTCGATCTGGTGCACCAGCGGGGTCACGTCGATCGTGCCGGGTTGGCCCAGCTCGCCGTTCTTGCGCACCGCCACGACCTTGACCACCATCGAGGTGGCCACCTCCGACAGCACCGAGCGGACCAGGAAGCGCAGCGCGTTGACCTCCGAGCCGTCCTCGCCGACGGCGCCGCGGAAGCCGACCCAGCCGTCCGTTTCGCTCATTTGGGTCTGTCCTCTCGCGCGGCCCACTTGTTGGCGAGCCGCTGGTTGAAGCCGTCCACCTGGATGATCTCGGCCAGCATGTAGAGGTCGGCCACGCCGTAGACGGTCTGCAGTTCGCGCAATGTCGCGAGTTTCGCCGAGATCACCGCCCCAACTGTTGCGCTGGGAAGGTTGCGATATTCGGCCCACTCTGGTTCGTCTCCTCCAACGGTTCCGTCGTCCAGTTGAAGTAACGAGCGCGTACGGAAAAACCCAGATGGGTGTCGAACCATGCCTCCCGGATCGCCAGCCGCGTGGTGATTTCCTCGATGTCGTCCTCGATCAGCGGGCGCGTCAGCGCCCGGTTCGGATCGGGTTGAATCGTGACACAATCCATCATCTCGTCGAGCAGCGGCTTGGCGACGATCCAGTCGATGCCGCCGACGCCGTGCACCGCCACCCAGGCGGCGATGCCCTCGACGCCCATCTGGAAGAACCCCGACGGGACGTTCTGATTGCCCTTCGCGAGCATGGTCAGCAGCCGGCCGGCCCAGTACTCGGCCGCCGCCGCGCTCATTTCGGTGATCCAGAAGACCTTGCCCAGGTCGCGGCCGGGCCGCTCGATCACCAGCTTTTCGCGCCGCCGGGCCACGTTACAGCGGCGCCCCGGTGATCGACTGCCAGGTGATGGTGAACCGCCTCGGCTGCAGCACCCGGCGCGCGTCGGTCATCGGCGGAAAGTTGGTCAGGAACCCCTGGACGCAATAGAAGGTCCGCCCGATCGAGGCCAGGGTGATATGCGCATTCGCGATGTAGGCCTCGCGCGCCTGCTCCTGGGCATTATACCAGGTGTCGAACACGAGGTTGCTCGGGCTGTCCGCCTGCAGCGCGATGGTCTGGACTTTCGGTTGCGGCGTCCAGCCACCGGAGAGGATGCCGTCCACGCCCATCAGCGTTTCCACCGGCGCCACCAGCGCGTGCGAAAACACGTCGTCGGCGGCGAAGCCGTGCAGTTGTTGCGGCGTCGGAAAAAGGCTCGTGACCGAAATCATGAAGACCGCGTTCGCGGCGGTGATGGTCGCCATTGGAAATCTCCTGTCGCTTGCTGGACGTTACTGAACCATCACAGAGGCGAGGGTGATGCGCTGGACAGAGCCGCCGTCTGCGTACCAAAAGGTGCATGGCGGGGTTCCGCGGTTGCCCCGCACCTGGGGCGCCGCGTCGAGCACCTGCAGGTAGTAGCCGATGCTGTTCAGAATGCCGTCGATCGGCACGCCGGCCATGTTGTTGACGGCGTTGATCTGGGCCTCGCTCAGCGTCACTCCCGCGCGGATCGCGCCGAAGTTCAGCGCGGCGTTGATCACGTCCTGGCAGGCCGCCTTGATCATCGTGTAGCCGACCTGGGTGTAGGGGATGCTGCCGGTCTGGGTGAGCAGTTCCATCAGCGCCTGCTGGAAGCCGTTGTTCATCCAGATCTGATTGATGAAGCTGTCGATCCACTTATACGGGCCTGACACGACGCCCGGATAGAGGAAGCGGAACTGGTCGTTGGCGGTCGTCCAGATGCCGTAATAATTGTAGAAGTTGGCTTCGAGGTTGGCCGCGATCCCGCCGTCGGTGATGTCGGGGATGATGCCGGTCTGGCCGCGGAACGCCAGCGTTTTGCGCCCATTGAGGCGGTTGAAGTCGATCGCCGCGATGACCCCCATCGTGAAGGCCGCCAGGTTGCGCCCGTTCGAGACGTTCGGCGAGTAAATCACCGCCGTGCCCGACGACAGCGAGGTATGCAGGATGCTGGCGAGGCTGTTCGGCGCCGAGGCCGAAACGGTGGGCGCGACGTCATTGTCCCAGGCCACGTAAAGGTAGTTGCTCTGCTGCAGATTGGTCCACGCGGCGAACGCCTGTTTCTGCGTGTTCTGCCCCGGCTGGTCGGGATCGAAGGCGGTCATGAAGGAGGCCCAGTTCATGGTCTTCTTCAGCACGCCATCCATGAACGAGGCCGGCGTCGGCGCCGCGAGGCCGAAGGCCGGGTTCGAGTTCATTCCAACCGGCTGCAGCCGGGCGCCGGTGTCCTGGTTCAGCTTCAGCACACCCGCGAGGTTTCCGGCCGACGCGGTCGGGTAGCCGATGGACGGCATGTGCGGCGTCGCCGTCACCCAGAACGGCGCGCTGGTGATCATGAACTGGAACGTCTGCGCGTCCCAGGAGCAGGGGTTGCCATAAATCTTGAATTGCGTCCCGGCCGGGATGCTCAGCGAGCGGTTGATCTGATAGGTGCTGTGCGAGACAAAGTTGTCGGTCGAGGAAAGGTTGGCGGTGATGTAGGTGCCCGCCGGCACGCCCGGCCCGGTGACGATCATCGGCGACAGAATCTGACTGCCGGGCATCCCCGCGGTGATCGTCAGGATGTTGCCGGCGATGCTCCCGACGGCGATCGGGTTTGGGGTGCCGTTGATCGGCAGGCCCAGGTAGCCGAGCGCCGCGCCGATCATCTGGGCGGCCATCGAGAACGAGGTCGCGGCGGCGAGCGTGATCGGCTGCGAGGTGTGGGACACGCCGTCGATCGGCAGGGTGATCGTGCTGTTGGGCGTGCAGGCCTGAAGCTGGGCCAGCGTCAGGGTCGGCAGTTGCGCCGAGCGCAGCCACGCCGGCAGCCAGGTGCTGCCGTAGCACGCCATCAGCAGCGCGCCGGGCCGCCTCGTGGCGTTGATGTCGGCCAGGAAATAGGTGCCGGCGAGCGCCGCGATGTAGCTGGTCGGACCGAAGAAGGTCTGCACCGCCGTCAAATTCGGGAACGAATAGACCTCGCCGAGCGGGATGTGGTTGTCCGTCGTGATCAGCAGGCCGAGCAGATCGAGCCCGACCCCGCCCGCGTTGAGGACGCTCGGAACGACGTTTACGATTTGACCAGCGGGGATCGCTGAGCCGCTCATGGCAGTCTCCTGTTGTGAAATTTCCGGGGGCGGCGCGGCGGGCGCGCGGGGTCAGTCGTGCGACGGCACGCGGGGTCAGTCGTGCGGCGTGACGCGGGGTCAGGCGTGCGGCGTGACGCGGGGGATCAGGAACAGATCGACCGGGATCAGGCCGAGGTCGAGTTCGTCGGCGAACTCCTGGCCGAGCGTGACGACGGTGTTGACCTGGAGGTGAAGGTCGACGATCCAGCGGTCTTCCCAGGTGGCCTCGGCGTTGGTGAACGCGGCCATGTGCGGGTCGTCGGCGTAGAGCGGCTGCATCTCGAACGGCGCGGCGGCCGCGGCGAGCAGTTGGCACCCGGCGTCGTCGCGCCAGGTCGTGGCCAGCGCCATCACGTTGCTACTCGACGCGGGGCCATGCACGTCGACCTGGAAAACGAAGTCCACCGGCTGGATCATCAGGTGCCGGCCGACATAGATCACGGTCCCCGCCGGGGCGCTCTGGGGCGGGGCCACGGTGTAGGTCCGGGGATCAGGGCCGGCGGCGGTGATGACGCTGCCACGGGCCACGCCGGGGCCGTACAGCGCGTAACCCGCCAGGAGCGCCGGGCCGGTGGTCACCGTCATGGTCTCGCCCGCGATCGAGCCGATCACCTTGAGGTCGAAGTCGGTGTCGCGGTTGGTCGACAGCCGCTCGCGGCGCAGCGGCGTCAGCACGCAGAAGTCGGGCCCGATCGGCTCCGGCACCCGGTTGGCGTAGGCCCGGATGACCTCGACGCCGGCAGGCAGCAGGCCGAGCAGCACCGTCCGCGCGACGGTCAGGATTTCCGTGTCGCCGAGGTTGACCAGGGCCACCATCGGCTAGTCGTCATCCTCCTCGGCCACGGTCGCGAAACCGGGCACGGAGGCGTTCGGCGTGGTCACCAGCGCCGGTTGCTGGTCGCGCGCGCCGTAGTAGACGTCGCGGCCCCGTTTGGCGCCGTAGAGCGGTCGCGCGTCGTGGGCCTCGCGCAGCGAGGCCGCCACCGCCTGATCGTGGGGATGACCGGCGGCGACCATCTCGCTGATGTTGCGAGAGACCGTTTCCTGGGAGGAACCTTTCGCCAGCGGCATGGCGGCTACTCCCTGACGATCATCTCGCGCCGCACCCCGTCGTCATGAAAGCCGATCGTCCGCGGGCGGCGGATATGCAGCGGGTTGATCTCGACGACGTTGTCCGGCGGCGGCGTCGACGGATCGGCGGCCGGGTAGGTTTGGCCGAGCCGGCAGATCGAGGCCGCGTATTCCTTCGGCCCGTAGCACAGCCAGTAGTAAATCAGCCGTTGCTCGATATCGTCGGGGACGAAGGTCTCCTCATAGATCGGCGGCAATTCCACCGGCGGGTCCGGGTCCACCATCTGGGTCTCGGTCGCGATCTCGAAGGCGGGGAACGGGAGCACCTCCCGTTCCAGCACCTGGACCGACCGCGTGGTCTCCGTCTCGCTCATGGCGTCAACTCAGAACGGTCCAGGTGCCGTCGCCGCCCGAGAGATACAGCGCGGAGCCCTTGGTGCCATTGGCGTCGATGTAGAGCGATCCGATGGCGTCGAAGCCCGGCGTGGCGCCGCCTGGGACACCCTGACCCACGGTCCAGTGCGCAACGACGGCCCCGGAGCCGATCGAGCTGGTCCCGGCCGTCGCGGGCGCGGCCACGGCGTCCTGCAGCGTGGTGATCTCGCCCGCGGCGGTGGCGAAGTTGGCCCGCACGTCGTCGGTGAAGGCTTCGCCGGCCTGCGGCTTGGTGACGTCGATCGCTGATGGCATCTGGGTTCTCCGGTTTGTTTCGGGTTGCGTTAGCTGGGCCAGACGGTCGCGCCGCCGTCCCAGCGCGTGGCGCCGTTGTCCCAGACGACCATCGGCATGATGGCCCCGGCGTTCGGCCCGTAGCGGCGCCAGTAGTCCAGCAGCCGCGCCTGGGTGTCGGCGTCCACTCGCTTGTCCTCCGTGATCGGCGTGATCGGCTGACTCGTTCCGCTCATGGCGAAGGCTCCTGGTGTGGGGAGGGAGAGGGCGGGGCGCCCGCGAACGGGTCGGCCGGGCGCGGCGACTGCATCGTCACGATCACCTTGGTCCAGCCGGGCCATTGCTCGCCGACCATCGTGACCAGCCACTCGGCGTTGTCGAACAGGAAGACGTCGCCGCCGGTGGCGTCGGCGCGCACGACCCCTTCCCAGGCGCCGTTGAGATAGATGTTCTTGCGCAGGGCCTGGGTGTTGAACGGCAGCAGGGCCAGTTGATCCTGCGAGAGGTCCTGCACCTGGGCCGGGCCCGAGAGGATGGTGAAGGTGGGCTGGCGCGAGCCGTCCGGCGCGGTGGTGTAGCCGGTCGAGCGGCGGATCGAGATCTGGGTGAACGGGTTGACGACGCCGATCAGACCGGACGCTATTTGATGTAGATTGATGGCGATTACTCCGCGGCCGGAGGTCTATTCCTGGAGGACTTCGAAACTTATCGAGTTCAACATGACGGCCGTGTCGATCAGCGGCTTGGAGTGCCCCTTCCGCGCGATCGTGCTGGCGGCCAGCGGCGGGGTCATCAGCGTGTTGATGCTCTCCTTCAGCCGGCCCTGGATTTCCTGGCCCATCAGGTCGAGCGTGGCGTCGACGTCGCCGCCGTTGCCCTTCAGCAGCGCGGCCGCCATCCGGCCCCACTTCGGCGATTGCTCGGCGATCATGTTGCGGAAGAACGGCCGGGCCGGGATGTTGATCACGTAGGCCCCGACGTAGTGGGTCGAGGCGAAGTTGGATCGCGCCCGCGGCACGAACCGCCCGCCGCGCAGGAACTCCGTGCCCGCCGCGTTCACCTGACGATAGATGGTCTGGCCGCCGCCCGCGTCCGGGTCCGACGGCTCGCGCTCGATGCGCCCGCCGAACTCCTGGACGGCGGCGACCATCGGCACCGAGGTGCCGTCCGGGTAGGTCGCGCCCTTGAGGAAGCCGATCTTGAGCGTGCGCGGCCCGCCCATCGAGCGCGCCAGTTCGGCCAGCCCGCCGATCCCGCCGATGTTCTTGCGCGTCAGCGTCGCCACGTCCCCAGCCTCCCGGCGAAGGGCATGGCGTTGTTCGCCTCGGGAAACGGCTGCGGGCCGAGGTAATAGCGGAAGGTCCGGTACTGCGCGGTGGCGACCCAGAAGGCCGCGCCGTAGCGGGTCTGGTTATACCACGCCGCGTTGGGCCCATCGCCGGCCACCGGGTATTCGGTACTGACCGAGACCGAGCCTTCGGAGGCCGAGGTGATCCGGCCCACGAGGCCCTGGCCCTGGCCGGGGGCGATCTGCCCACAAGAGTCCAGCCCCCCGTTCAGCGCCGCGATATGGGCGGTCAGCATTTCCAGGTAGGTCGCGCGGGGCTGCTGCGCCGGCACCGGCGAGCAGGCGGTGTTGTCGCAATAGATGCACGCCTCGTCGAAGAAGCCCTCGGCGC